AAAAGAAATAAAACAAGATTTTTTACAATATAAAGGTAAAAGAAGAGAAAAACCAGAAAATTATTTAGAATGTCGTGATCATATTGTTAGAAATTATAAACCAATAATGGTTCCTAAATATGAAGCTGATGATACAGCGTCTGTTGAAGCATTTAAGTATATTAAAAAAGGACAATTATATATGCTTATAACTTTAGACAAAGATTGGAAAACTATTGGTGGTTTATTTTATAATTTATTATATAATAATTTATCAGCTGTATCTAAAATTGAAGGCATAGAATTTTTTCATCAACAATTATTAACAGGTGATGCTGTAGATAATATTCCAGGTATTGAAGGTGTTGGTCCAGTTAAAGCAAATAAAATATTAAAAGACAAAAGTTTAAATGAACAGTTTGAAGCTGTTATTAAAGCTTATAAAAGACATTATCCAGAAGATTTTTTATCAAGATTAAATGTAATGGGCACAATGTTATATCTTATTAAAGACTTTAAAGATCATTCAAGATGGTCAATAGAATACTGGAGAAATTATTTAAATGGCATTCAATCAAAAAAAATATAATCAATCTATTAGGGGTATTGCTGTTACTGCTTGCAAAGCCTCTAAAAGACGAGCTAGAATAAAAAATTTACCTTTTAATTTAACATCTAATTATTTGGAATCTATTTATCCTAAAAATTCAGTATGTCCAATCCTTGGATACACAATGAAAGTTTCAAATATTAGTTTAGGAAAATTAAGTCCAACATTAGATAGAATAGATCCTAGATTAGGATATGTAAAAGGTAATGTAGAATTTGTAACCAATATAGCAAATCTTATGATGACTTCTGCAACTGGAAGAGATATTAAAAGGTTTGTTAAATGGGCTACAAAAAGATATAAAATAACAGAAGAGGAAATATATGGGTAAAAACACAACATTTATAAAACATACAAGCTGTGAGTCTTGTGGATCATCAGATGCAAATGCTGTTTATTCTGATGGATCTACATATTGTTTTAGTTGCAGAAAAAGTGCTGCATCTGGTACAGAAGATACAAATATTGAATTTAACGTTGTACAATCACAATTAACTTTGGATGAAATAAGTCAATTACCAATAGATACATTTAGAGGTATATCCAAAAAAGTTTTATATAATGCTGGAGTTAAAATAGAATATGATGACAAAAGAAATATTACAAGTCATTATTATCCCATAACAGTAAATAAAAAAATTAAAGCATATAAGAAAAGAATAGTTGCTACCAAAGATTTTAGAGTTATTGGTAAAGCTGAAGTACCTGAATTATTTAATCAATGTAATAGTGGTAAAAGAAAAAACCTAGTTATTACTGAAGGTGAAATAGATTGTTTATCATTATTAGAAATGCTTACAAAAGCTAAAGCACAATTTGATGTGGTATCAATTGTTAATGGAGCCCAAAGTGCTAGAAGAAATATCGCATCTAATTTAGAATTTGTAAATAAATACGATAAAGTATTCTTGGCATTTGATAATGATGAATATGGTATTGAGGCAGCAAAAGATGTTGCACATATTATTAAACCAGGCAAAGCTCATATTGTAAATAGCATTCATAAAGATGCTAATGAGGCTTTAGAAAAAGGTTTAATTGATGAATATTTACAGGATGTTTGGTCAGCTAAATCATATAAGCCAGATAATTTTGTATCCGGTGAAAAAATATGGCAAGCATTTAAGGAAAGATCTAATACTAAATCTGTTCCATATCCTGATTGTTTAAAAGGTTTAAATGATAAATTGTTAGGAATGAGATTAGGTGAAATTACTTTATTTACATCTGGTACAGGTTCAGGTAAATCAACTGTTGTTAAAGAAACAATATTAAATTTATTAGAACAATCTGATGCTAAAATAGGTTTAATATCATTAGAAGAATCTATTGGTGATACTGCTACTAGATTAATTGGTATGTCTATAAATAAAAATATTAGAACACCAGAAGATTGTAATGAGGAAGAAGCTAGAAAAGGTTTTGAAAAAGTATTTGGTGATGAAAGATTAATATTGTTAGATCATCAAGGATCTGTTCAAGATAGTTCTTTATTATCTAGGATTGAATATTTGGCTGCATTAGGTTGTCAATATTTAATTTTAGATCACATAACAATTGCTGTATCTGAAGGATCGGAAGGTTTATCAGGTAATGAAGCAATTGATAAGGTTATGAGTTCATTATTAAAAATTGTTAAAAGATATAATATACATTTAACTTTAATATCCCATTTAAGAAAAAGTCATGGGGATAATAAATCATTTGAAGAAGGCCGTATGGCATCATTAGATGATATAAAGGGATCTGGAAGTATTAAACAAATTAGTTTTGATATTGTAGCCTTTAGTAGAAACATGATGGCAGCTGAAAAGCAAGAACGTAATGCAGTTAAATTTGCTGTTTTAAAAAGTAGATTTACTGGAGATACTGGTCATTGTGGTCAAGCTACATATAATGCTGAAACTGGAAGATTAAATTACAATATAAGTAATATTGCTTTCAAAGAAGTATTATAATAGAATTCGGTTAGAAGTTAGATCCACAAGTAAGACCTATTAGGCAATGGCTAACAGACAATGGTAGGTGGATGAGCATAGGCTTTTTCCTCTCTCGGCCTACATCACTACTAGTAAACCGAAGCAGCTGGGTAACCTGTTTAAACTGCCCATAAATAAAGAAAGATATATGAAAACAAGAAAGTATAAACCATTACCTAATTCATTAACAATAAAAAAATCAAACATTGAAGGATTAGGATTATTTGCTACTAAAGATATAAAGAAAAATACTAATTTAGGTATGATGCATCATGTAACTGAATTTAATCATACTATTAGAACACCGTTAGGTGGATTTATTAATCATAGTAATAAACCAAACTGTATTAAAGAAAGGGAAGATTGTATATATCATGAAGAAACTTATTTAGTCACGAATAGACTAATTAAAAAAGGTGAGGAATTAACTGTTAAATATACAATGTATAAAGTATAAATATGATGGAACAATTAATATTAGCATTAAAGGCCCATGCTAAAGGGCATATTGAAAAACATAAAAGTAATGTAATTTTATTATTACAAAAACCATCAGGAATAGCTGAGCATCCTGATATTGTAGAAACTATAGAAAAAGAATTAAAAATTATAGCTGAATATGATGATCAGTTAGAAATGATCAAAAAATATTTCGAATAATTACAGGGTGGCTTTTATACCACCCTATAATTTTAAATTTTATTTTTTACCACCTTTAAATATTTGTGTGCCTTTTATACCATATATACTGGCAACTACTAATATCCATAAATTGGTAAACCATTTAGGTAATTCAGAAAAATATTCAAAAAACAATTTCATTTTATCCATTGCAGTTGGATCATCCGATATTACTGCCCATGCCAAAATTAAAATTGGAGCCGAAAGTATAATTAAAACAAATTCGTCTTTCCAATCCGATTGTCTCGCCTCCAACAATTTCCCCTGATATTCACTTTCTCCTTTAGCCATTTTAGAAGCATGCATATGTTGTGCATCTGCCATAGCCATTTTGGTTTCTTGCCGCTTCTTATAAATGTGAGAGGCGGCATTAACACCTAATTTTAAAGCACTAAACCACATAACTATCTTGCATTACACGGTACATTGTTTGAACCTACTACTGATTGACCTACTGCATAATAAATAAATGTATTACCAGAACCATTAAATTCACTACCACTACTTCTAGCTTTAAAACCATTAGAAACAAAATCATACGCAAATTCAGAATTAGTTGCTTCTGTATTAGTAGAATTTGCTCTTAAAATTATATCTGCTGGATTTATTGGGTCTCTTTTATTGTCATATAAATGCCAGTTAGTAGTAAGGTTTGATGCTCTTACTAAAATAAACGCAGGTTTAAATCCTGTGTAAATAAATGTTCCATCTGCATTTCCATTACCAATAAAAGAACCAATTTTGCTATAACCAGTTTTTTCTGCAAAGCAGTAGGCTATAAAATTATTGCCAGAAGCGTTTGTATAAACTTGACTATCTATAGAAAAAACAGAAGATGTTGGTGTTGTATTATTCCAAACATTTGAAGAACCAGAAGCAGAAGTATCATCAAGTTTCAAACGATTAGCATTTCCAATACTGTTATGATAAACAAACCAATTTCTAGTAGTAGTTCTATCTTTTACTATAACCATTTTAGGTACTGCACCTAATCCATGACCAACTGTAGCATTTGAACCAGTTCCAGTATATTTAACAATACTAAATCCAGCTGTAGTATTGACACTAACTGTAGAACTTATAGTACCATCTGTATTAGCTGAACCTGCTCCATTTGCACTCAAACCCCAAGAAACATAAAGGCTATTATTACCATTTACTTGAGCATCAGTTCCAACTTGAAAACCATTAGTTTGCAATGCTTGAATATTATTTGTTCTATCATATTCAGCACCACTTTCTGCTACTCTTAATTCTTTTCCTGCACCTCTTACAGCATCATAAATAGAATGGTGGTCAGCAACACTTCTGCCTTTCGACCAGAGCATATCTGGTTGCATATTTGAACTTTCATCCCAAGTAATATTTCTATCATCTGAACCGTTGCCAGTATAAATTTTAGTTCTAAAATAATCTGTGTGTTTATTAATTGTTGTGTATGCCATTATAAGTTTAATCCTTTCGTAGATAAGGCCGTATAGCCTGTTGGCACGTCATATTCAAATATGCCGTTACCGCTTGCGTTAGTTCCTGCACTAGATACTGCAGTTGTTCCGAAGTAGCCATTGCCGAAGTTTAATTCTACTGAACCATTATAAACATGACCACCAATAACACCCTCACTTGGCAATCCATCTGAAGTTTGTATAAATGGATTTGCACCAGTTGATGGATTTCCACTTTCTAAATATGTTCCATTTCTAGCTATAAACATTTTACCATTATCTAAATCTAAAGCCATTGACCATATATCGTTTTGTGCTGAACTACCTATTCCTGAACCTGTTACACTTCCATTAATTATTTTTTTTCTAGTACTACAAACAAAACCATAACCTGGATGCGAACCTGATATTATTGATTGGTCATAAAATAATAAAGATAAATCATTATCACTTATTAAATTTTTTAATTCCCAATACCACTTACCAGATGAAACACCTAATGTAGTTTGCCAAACATTATTTGCAGCATTACTACCAGATACTTTTAAATTACCCTCTGAATAAGTTGCAGAACCATGTAAGTTTGTTAAAGCATTTGCAGTAGCAAAAACATTGCTTGGACAATCTTCTGTTTTTGTAAGTGTACCACCACCAACTGTAAAGTTATTACCATTACCAGATTGGTCTGTTACTGAGTTACCATCTTTTAAAATAAAGAAACCATTGTTTCCATAAGTTACACTAGGAGAAGTTTTAATTTTCCATTCACCAGTTGTACTATCTGTTTCTCCAAATGATGAAGCATCATAAGAATAACCATCACAAAAATGAATATGACTCATTAATCCATCAAAATTATTATCAGTATTACCACCATATCTACCAATATATTGAGTGTAACTTGATGTGCCTTGTTGTAAATTAAAGTTTTGTGCTGGAGCATTATAGTCTGAAAATCCTGCTAATTCTCCATTAATATAAACTCTTACTCTGTCCGAAGCTGACGCTTGTGTAGTATCAAATCGCCAAACAAGATGGTACCAGGCGTTTTTATCTCTTAATTTAGCACTTGTAGTAAAAAGATTATTAGTATATGAACCACCACCTTCCATATGACATCTTAAAGTATCATCATCATTGTGATATAAACTTATTCTAATAGTTCCACTTACATAAAAATCACAAAATTGATAGTCATTTAAATCACTACCTATTTTTGATAATTTTGCCCACATAGATAAAGTAAATATATTTCTATTGGTCGCTGTTCCCATTGTTCTTGATAAATATGTACTAGCCATTAGTTAACCCCCATTATTTGATTTAATATTTTTATTATTTTTTTCATTATATTTTTTATTCCTTTTTTAATTTTATTCATTAATTGAACTGTCCGCCTCCTGTAGCACCAAATGTTGAAGCAAAGCTAAATGATCTATCAGCCGTTTGGTTTTCAGCATCGGTTGCTCTAACTGTAAAGTTATAAGTTGTTGGAGATGTTGAACTACCACCAAAATCTGTAGTAGCTAAAACACCAGCAGAAGATAAAGTAACATTAGCACCGGATAAATTAGATCCAACTTCACTAAATGTTACAGCACTATCTGAAGAAGCAGAAAGAGTTGCAATTGTACCAGAAAAATTTCCAGCAAAAGAACCTAAACTACCTGCACTTGTTGACCAAGTAGGTGCATCAGATACAGTTAAAATATTAGCACTTGATATAACTGCTTTACCAGTTCCATTTTCAACCCTCATTCTATATTGAGCATCCACAGATAAAGTAATTGCAACA